CCCCGTCTGGGGCGATCTGCGGATACAGCCTCTCACCCGCGGCGGTGGTGCCCGCCAGCCAATCAAAGAGCTGCTCCTGAATCGTCACTTCTTGCGCGCCTTCACAACTTCTTGTGGAATGCGCTTTTGAAGGTATTCCTTGATGGCCTGGACTGCTTGCATCTTCTTGGACTCAAAGGCCGGGCGCATGAAAGCTTTGGCGGCCATCTTGGTGGTGCCAAACTCCACAAAGTGGGCGTACCAGGCGTCAATAAGACCTTTCTTCGATTTCCTTGCTGAGCGACCTCTCCTGACGCCCACAAAGAAAGTCTGAACCAAAGCGCTGGAGCGCTCACGGATTTGCTTTTGGTAAATGGCTCGGCGCAAAGTGCCAGGGGACGGACTGTTTTTTAGTCCAAGGTCTGCTGAAACCGGCGCCCTTGCTTTGGCCTCCGCACGAATCACCGCAGCGCCCGCATTGACCGCACCGCGCAGCACATTTCGGGCGATATTGGCTGGAAGCTCAGTCATCGCAGCCTGTAGCTCTTTAAGGCCAGAGACATTTTGAAATTCACTCATCAACAGTTACCCCTCGTTAAGGCCTTCACTGGCAAGTAAAGTGATGACCGCATTACGCTCATCCTGATTCAGGCAGGCTTGGATGTTGAAAATTCGACCTTTGTAAAGTCCCCTGTAACTGGCCACTTCGCCAGGTGATGAAAAAATAGCTTGATAGCGCAAGGTGATTTGATGCGAGACCTCGCTGCAGACACGTTGAGCACTTTCTAGCTCACGCCCCGTTAAGGGCTCGATATCAGCCCACACGGCCGCAAGGTCGGTCCAAAGCAGCTGCGGCTGACCAAAGCTGTCTTGTGCGTTGCTGCGCCGCTGAATTTGCATACGTCGCGAAAGCTGACCAGCCCGGACGCCACTCATATGGTGACAACCCGAAATGGATCGAGAAGGCTATCAACAAAGGGCAGTGACTCGACCCTGCCCCGGCTGAGATAAGCTGACTCCTCCCGGTGTGCATAGAGGCTGCCAACGCGCAACTTGATCCAGCTCTTGATTCCCTCGGGAACTTGCGCAGCAGCTCCGTACCCGGCCTCAAACGTGACCGTCACAGCGCCGATTTGAGGCAAGCAAATCGGCCAGATCTGTCCAAACGCCGGTGTGATTCGCGCGGGTTCACAGGCGGCGTCCACGGCGTACGTAAGCGCAGGCATGGTCTGATTCACAGAACCCATGTCCAGGTAATTGATCGACACCACCGACTGCACGGGTGCCTTGGCCAACAAAATCGCATGACCGGGCAAAGTGAAAGTCTGCCCTGCAGGCACACCCATCAGCGACGGTCCGGGGAAGCAGTCGAGCACTTGCTTCCAGCGGGCAGTGGTGAACTGCCTGCCGGTCAAGGTCTCGGCTGCTTGCCGGGCCGCCGTGATGAGCGATGCGATCAGCATGTCATCCTCGTCAAAGTCCACCCGCAGATGCAGCTTGGCCTCAAGCAGCGACACCGGCTCCTCAGTGGGGGGCGTGACGAGTTGGATGGGCATTTAGATGACCTGCACCACAGCCGCTTGATTGAAAGCATCCGCAGGCGCAAAGCGCGGATTGAGGCCAAGCACCTGAGCGGAGGTCTGGCTTGCAGCCGCGCCTACGGTCAGTAACAGGCGAACAAAGCCAAAGCCGTTGACCGTGTCGAGCTCTTCGGGCTTAACGTTGATCAACGCCTGCTTGTTGTCGCCTGTGGCTTTGACGATCTGGGTGATCGCTTTGCCGGTGATGTCCTTGGCGCCGGTGCCAGTGGAATCAACGGCTTGCTGCAACTTCGCATCCACTGTGGCACTGGTACCCAGCACTCCGGTCTGAACAAGGGAAAGGAACCCATGGTAGTTGGCCACAGAAATCCAGCCCGTGGTGACAGTTCCTGCCGCTTGCGCGGCAGGCTCGATGGTGGCGAGAACGGACAGCAGTTCGCTGCCTTTTGCGTTGGGAAACATAGTTTTCTCCTAAGGTTTGGGGCCGCTCAGCGTGCGCCCAGTTGGATGAAGGGCGACATCGTTGCGCTGCCCTTGGCAGGCGTGATCGCTGTGGAAATCTTCGATTGACCATCCATGCGAAAAGTAGTTCGAAACGCCGTTAGATCGGCATCAAAGTACAAATGCATCGAGGTGGCGGTTTGCATACCGCCAGACTTGGTGATCGTTTGGTAGTACTTCAGGTCCACCAGCAAGATGTCACCCTGCGCGGAGAAGGTATTGGCGTGTTGAGACACGAATACCGGGCGACCCAACAGCGTTCCGTAGGGGGAGGCCTGAATACCGCCGACGTTCAATCCCGTTGGCAAGTAGATCGGGTAGTTACCCAAGGTCAGGGTGAACAATGCGGGCAACACGTCGTTATTGACGATCCACACCGCATTGCCCAGTGAGCCAGTGGGCAAACGTGCAATCATCTTGGCCAGGTTTTGTGGAAGCAGCGTTTGCGTCAACTGTCCAGACTCCTTTGCCACCGTCACTGTCGAGCCAGCATTCAGTGCACCAATAGGAACGCCAGAGCCCGACCCGAACAGGATGGATTCATTGGTTTTCCAGCGAATGGACAGTGCAATTTTCTCGGGCAGATAGGTCGACAAGGCGTTAGCGTCTTCAAGCAACTCATCGGTTGTGGGCACCAGGGCCATCAACTTCTTAAGCCGCAAAGTAGAAAGTCCCAACACGGGCTTGGTGGTCACCGATGGCGCTGCTTCGCCTTGCCAGTAAGCGCGGATACCGTTGGTGCCCCAAGGCGTTGTTTCATCCTTGGGAAACGCCATGGTGTTTCCGCTGATTTCCACGTTGTCGGTGAGCGGCAGCAACGAGTCCTCGCCCAAAGACAGCTGAAAAATTTCCATGGAAAACTGTGGCGGCACAAAAAACCCGCCGTCTTGACCTGAACCTTCACTGCCAAAGGTCGCTGGGACAGCAGCACCGCGACCGCTTCCAATGAGCAGGCGATCGTCTATCGGGTTGCCTGGCTTTTGCGCATGGCAGACGTTTTGCAAAAAGTCACCCAAGCTCTGAAAGCCATGTTTGGGATCAAGTTCGCGGTTATCGCTCACCATCACACTGGAAAAAACTGAACTATGACCAGCACCCGAGTGGCTGCCAATATGCGCACCCATCTGGGCTTCCTCAGAAATCAAGGCCGACTCGCGGTCAATTGCCGCCGAAGTGGTTTCAATTCGGCTCTTGAGTCCATTGAATTTGAGGACCTCCTCGTCCGTGAGATCACGGCTTTCTTGGGCGGCGATGTCGGTTAAGGCACGCGCCTCTTTGACAAGATCAGACTTGCGAGCTTGAAGCTCGCGCAATTGCTTACTCATTTGGTTTCTCCAGACGTAAAAAAGCCACCTCTTGGGTGGCGGGATTTCAAAGATCAAAAAATGCGCGAAGCTAGTCGAGCATCAAGGTTGCGACCTACGGGTCGCCGTTCGGACTGGAGGTGCTCAACGGAGCAACTCCTGAGCAGTCCAAATTACAAAATCCCAAGCTCAGTGCGGGCTTGGGCCAAGCGGGAGGTTCTGGGTTTGGCTTGTGGACTGGACTTTGCACTTGATGCCGCGTCCTTGTGCATCTTGCTCAATACCTGATCGAAGCTGGCGATGCCGTCCACCATGTTTTGCGCCAAGGCTGCATCAGCCCCCAAGACCCGTCCTTGACCCATGCCATCGCGGACCTGAGTGATGGGCACACCACGTCCCTTAGCCACAGCCTTGGTGAACGATGCGTAATAGTCATCAACGCGGGACTGCATAAATCCTTGTGCTTCTTCGTCCAGGGGAGCGTATGGATTGCCCTCGACCTTGAACTTGCCCGCCGATATGAGCGTGGTTTTAACGCCTGCCTCATCCATGGCTTTGCTGTAGTCCTGGTGCGCCTGCCACACGCCAATTGAGCCGACTTCGCCACCGGCGGTGACGTAGAACTCACTGGCCTGGGAACCGACCCAGTAAGCAGCCGAGGCTGCCAGACTGTTCGCAATCGCCACCACGGGCTTTTGTGCACGGGCACTCAAAATCGCATCGCTCAATTCAGCAACGCCATAGACACTGCCGCCAGGGCTATCGATGTCAAGCAAGATCTGACTAACCGCATCATCGGCAACGGCTTGCCTGAGCATTTGGGTAACGATCTGGGTGCTGACCATGCCAGGGCCGGAGACGTCATCCACCATATTTCCACGCTGTGTTGTGACGCCGTAAATAGGGATGACGGCAATGCCGCCACCTGAAATGGCAGCCGAGGTCTGTCTGCGGGTGTCTCGCAGCACACGGTCTGTTTGGACCTGAAACATGGCAGCGTCGCTGGCAGGCGCGCCTTGTGTCCACCTGGAAATGACGGTGGCCAGAGCACTTAAACGCTCAGGCATCAAGGCCCAAGGCGTTGCCAAAAATTCAGCCACTAAAAGTTGGTTTTTCATAAGTTGGTTTTTTATAAATTCAGGCCGAGTGAGATAAGTGATTGAGTCAGGTTTTTTTGATCCATTGGCTCAGATCTTTGGGTTTCAGCCCAAAGCTGTACCCGCTCCAGCGGTACAGCCAAGGCTTGAGAAATCAGCAAGGTGTCTTTGTCTGCCAAATAGCCAGATCGGCAAATGCGGCGAGCAAGTCGTTCAGCGGAAGATTCAACAAGGCAGACGAATCGATTTGTTTTTGCCTGCTCTGAGATTTCCGCCTCATCGTCTTGTGACGGCTTTGCAATTAATTTTTTAATTGGTACGTCAGCGTTGAGTTCTAAGTTTTCTGCTGCATCCTCTTCCACCATATTGAGGGGCCTCAAAGGCTGGTCCAGTCCGTCAATGGGATTGAGGTTTTCTGCAATGCGTGCTTCGTTGCGGGTGAGCCAGCCGTTCTGAATTCCGCTTTGGTAGTAGCTTGAGCGGCTGGACGCATCACCGCGCATCAGGTTGGCGAAATCAAACTCAATCTCTATATCGTCACTTTCAAGAAGTAACTCAGACTGAATGCTGGCCTCCCAGCGCTCAGCCCAGGGCGTCATGGTGTGCATGACGAATTCCAGACTCTGCTGCTCGATGTTGGAGAAGGTCGCTCTATCAAGATCAGCAATCATGTGCGGTGGCACACGAAAGAGCCTGGCCACGTCGGTGATCTGAAACTTGCGCAGTTCCAGAAACTGGGCGTCTTTGTTTGTGACGCCCACTTCGTGAAACTTCATGCCGTTCTCCAACACCAGGACCTTGCCTCGGTTGGCCCCGGACTGTGCCTGCTGGTAGGACTCACGGAACACCTTCT